GCCATGAACCCGTCAACTGCCGAACCATCGGGAACAGCGGATTTCAAGGCTTCAAGGGTGGCGTATTCGCCGGCTACCTTAAATGATTTCCCAGGTTCTCCTTGTATACCTGGCTCGCCTTGTTCTCCTTTCAAAAATTCTAAAGGATAATTGACCACAGAAGCTTCACTGTCGCTTCCTGAAGGTTTAAATGCAGGCAATGACGTTACATCATCCGCTTTGTCCGCATTCGGTACTTCATTAACCCCTATGGAGTTAGCCATAAGGCGGGCAACTATTTCCTGATAATCCTGTTCTGTCCAAGCCATAATTATTCCTGTTTATCGGTTGCTTCTTCCGGTTGATTGTTGATAGCACGATTGAGCGCGTCAATAAAAAAAGGTTTGCAAAAAGCATTTGCATGCTCTTGTATCAAGGATACTTCTTCATCGGTATACTCTGTCTCTTCATTGGAGTTGTATATCTTCAAAGCGAGTGCATGCGATGCGATACCGTTACCGTTCCGGTATAATACATTCGCAAAATTCTCTCTACAATCTATATTTTCACAATGCTTACGGGTAATGTCCGTAGCAATCAGTAATTGTTTAAAATTTATCTTTTTCATGAGCTTGGGTATGATTTAGTTAATCTTCCATCTTTATAAAAAGAAAGTCCGCTGATGCCAAGAGACACTTGGTATCTTGACCCACTTAAATTTGAAATCATTGACAATGACCCTGCAAAAAGGGTGGTAGACGCAGTTAAGTTGCCATCACTTGCTATATTGTCCAATTTTAATCTTGGGTAAGTAACAGAAGTACCTCCGCCTCCACTATCAAGGAATGAAATTCCACCCACATCATATCCTTTTGAATTATAAAATTTTAGGCTGTTTGAATTTGGGTTTATTTCTATTTTTGTACCTGACGAAGCGGTTGATATTTTGCCAACAATGCTAACATTCCCATTTTCGTCTATCACCAAAGAGTTGTTAGGAGTTCTTACATTTTTAAACACCCCGCTGTTTGCATTTATCTCTCCTTCAAAATATCCACCAATAGCCTTTATTGTCCCGTCTGCCTGAATAGACACATTCCCGTTGGCGGATATATTTCCGGTAAAGTATATATTTTTGGAAACCACGGAAATATTATCAAGTGCCACATTGATTTCTGAACCTAATCCGTCTTTTTTGACATATAATTTAAGTTCATCGGTAACCCCATTGATGTCCAGCCCCAACTGCATTACATCTTCCTCTATTTTTGTAACAGACAATTTGAGGTTTTCCGCTGTCTGCTCAATCTGTGAGAACTTCTGATTATTACTTTCAGAAAGCTCCTTTACTTCCAACCTGATACTTTCCGCTGTCTGCTTTATTTCGGAACTCAATTTAGTATACAAATCCTCGAATGCGTTTTCGGCAAGAGCCAGCGAATGTATGTATATATCCCCCGTAAACTTCAACTCAAAATCGCCCGTTCCGTCCCATGTGCCGGAATATTCCTTCATTGCGTATTCCTCACCCGGTTCAATACGTTCGGTGAAATGCAGGTTCTGACCGGGAAATCCTATTGTCAGCGTTCCGGCTGTAGCTACCTTATACCGGAAAGAGATAAAGAAATTCTTCGGTTCTTCCCCTTCCTCATAGGTCGGTTTATTGGCTAAATCCGCATTTGACTGTTTAATTCCGGAAGAAAGGATACGAAGCACGTTTCTATCTCCGTCTCTAATAATGGCAGCCATAGCGTCCTTACGGGAATAGAACTTGTCGTTAACCAATAAGAACTTTCCGTTCACAGTAAAGAAGCGAACATCGTTCTTTGTCTCCCAACCGTTCGTATTGGATGCAAATGCCGCATTGTACAGATAATTATCCTTTGCCTGCACCTCGTCAAGCACTTTGGAAATTTCAGAGTAAATCAAATCTTCCAATATCTTGAATTGGGTCATAATGTTTATTCCCGTTTTCAAGATAAAGTCTCCCATGAACTTGTTGCCTTGCGGACTGATAACCGTCACTTCCTTGCCTGCTAAAGAATAGGAATCTATCCCGGCATACTGATGGATACTCGGTGCATCATCGCCATACACGGACAAGGTGATTGCGTTCTGACGCTTCTTGTCTGTTCTGTTGCCGAGTTGTACAAGGCTATCGCCTTCCTGCGGTATGTCGCTGTTTGCATCACAGTCCGTTTTGCTAAGGTCTATATAATCCTCGCCAACACCTACGCATAAACGCCAATAATAACGGTTGGACACATTCTCGTAGACACCCGGTTTGATATTGAAGTCTTGGAAACGAATCTGGTCACCTTCCTTGAACTGGTTCTCGATAGCCGTTTCTCCATCATCCACCAAAAGATAGCAACGCCAAAAATCCTCGTGTTCTTCTACTTTCCCGCATTTCATTCCGGCGGCAGTGAACATGTAGTTTCCGCCTGCATAAGAGAGCTTCTTTATCTCCAGTTCGGAGAACATCGCCTTAATACGCACAAAGAGTTCGTCCACTTCAATGTAGGATTTACCCGTCTTGCTGTCTACTTTAATAACAAAGCCTTCGCCGAGAGCACCGGAAGAAAAGTTCATGGACTGGATGTAGTCTGAAAATAATCCGCCTAAGAACTTTATTAAAAATCCAGCTTCGTCCGGTCTGTCTTTTCTTATAAAGAACTTGGATAAAGCCTCTATATCAAGAGCCTTAAAGTAGACAATTCGGTCGGCGGAAGTCCTGATGAACAGTGCTGGGTCGGCATCTGCGACGCATATATATATTTCCCCGAGATTCAGACCTTGTAAATGCTCTTCATCACTCGGAGATAAAGCAGGGGGAGCTGCCTGATTGTTTTCATTAAGAGCATCACCAAACCATAATATTTTACTAAGCCTTTTTTTCATACCTCAACCTTATCAACATTAGTAAATGCAGCTTTTTCTGCGCTGAATTGCAACATCTCTCCATCTTTGGCATGGTCTATCAGGAATGCGGGGAAAGAGGCGGAAGAACCAGCTTCAGGAGAGCCGCCAATACCTGCAATATCGTTATTCTGTAATTCAAGAGCCATATTTATATGGAACAACTGGCTATCTTCAATAACTTGCGTCATTTCCGGAACAGAACTTTCCGAACGGACATATCTTGTCCCGTCAATTTCCACCATAGAAAGGCATAAAATACGGTTTATGTGTTTTGCAAACCAATAAGGGACACCGTTTGAATTTCCTATTGTAAGATTATATACATCATAAGGTACTGCGTATAATTCTTCTATCTCTTGCATTTGGTTGCGATATTGCTCATTATCTATTCGAGGGGAATATCCTCCAGGTTTAAATCCTGCTTCCACACGAAAATTAAATACTTGCTGAATATCATCTACCCAAAATATGTTATCAAAAGCGGAGTTATTGCTTTTATGGGAATAACGGATAAGCACAGTTTCCTCTAACAAGTCATCAGAGGAGCATACGATAAAAGGTTCTGATGTATCTTCGTTGATTGTAACCGTATATACGGCATCCTCCAAGTCTCGAAGAATGGCGTAATACATCACTACATTGTCATTATGATTATATATGGAAAGTGATATTGGTGTAGAATTTCCTGCGGCAAGATTGTTCAGGCTCGCTGAAACTTCCTCAGAAGCATTAGTGAATACCTGTATATGGATTTTATCAGAAGCGTGGAACTTCTGAATATAGTCCATATCAAGCCCAAACTTATCTTTTACAGGTGAGAAAAAAAGAGGGCAAACATCACCAACTTTTACCATGTCTTTTCGTCCTTTTATAGTGATGTGCAACTTCACACATCATGCGCAAATATACATACTATTTAGACCAATTCCAAATAATACATTGTAAAATAACGAGTGCCTGATAGACTTATATGAAATCTCCTCATCTATTAATCCACACTCTTGACTATCAAAGAATATTTTACCGCTTCCGGTCGTCCATAATTATAGCTTGCACTTTTTACGTAGCCTTTATAGATACGCCCGTTCTTTTCCACCCGAATGTAACCCGTCAAGTCTGACGGTATTTCCAAATCTCCGGTCTTGACGGAAAGTTCTCCTACTGTGAACAGTTTGTTTCCCAATACAATACTCGACCTTTCGCTAACTCCATTGATTGTCACATCACTCTTACCGTCAGATGATGTAAACTCCAACGCGTTGGCAAAAGCACCTATATACCTTGCGTTTGCTTCAATCATAAACCTTTGGGAATACATGGCATTGAACATAGTAGAAGGAGATATGACACCGGATATTGTATATCCATCCCTTACAAGCTTGTATTTTTCTCCGTCAAGTGATGCTCCAACAAAGAATATATCATTATCACTGTCGCTGTCAGTCGTATCTTCACCTCTTTTTTCCGCAAGAAATTCCATACCATAAGCATCGGCTCTATATGGGCTAACTAATTCCAATACGTTATCTGTCAATGTAATGCCGGTGGTGTATTCATTGGTAAAGCGGAATTCATCGCGACCATTTACACTGTCGTAATCCTGTTTGTCATACCCGACTTTTACCCCCGAATAAACCAGTCCGGCATTCACATTGTATTCCAAATCGGAAGTGCTGTCCTGCAAGTCCTTTATTTCTGTATCTTGGAATAAAGTATCACGATGAACAAATGTCACCTTCTCGTCACCGATTACAGGGACAAACCCAAATTCCGCGCTCATCCAATTGGCGAATTTGGTATAAGATGTATATATTTTGGCATTGGGAAGTCCTCGTATGCTTTCTGCCGGAACTATCATCGCCATGTCTAAACGCTCATCTACTCCGGTGGCGATTTCACCCGTTACATTGTTCTTATCAGTTATAGACCTCAGTAAACGGTTAAGCAATACTTTAGGACTGATACAATCTATTTTTACAGATTTTCCACGCTCGGAAAAACTTATATTTAACGGTGTGTCAAGACTGTTGAATTTAAAATTAACGGGAAATTTTTGATATATAGGGTCAGATTTTGCAAGTGCTATATTGAAATTAATCATCTCACCTGGAGATATTGTCAAATTCTCATCAATATCGACAGTGTATGTATTAAATGTTTGAATTGTAGCGGATTGATAATATATTTTAAGCTCTTTACTATTTTCATTATAAGAGGAAAGCCGTATATATATCGGGAAGGATACGCCTGGTCTCTGATACGTAATGAATACACTGAATTTTACTTTTATCCGTATGGTCAAATCCCTGTCAGATATATTTTTGAACAGATATTCTCCGAATAGACTTTCCGTACTTTCAAATCGGTTTTCAGCTGTATCAAAAACCTCTACAATGTCCTTTGTCGCAATTTCCGGTTGTCCTAACATATAAAAAGGAATAGTATAATAAGCATTAGGATAAGCAGTCATTACATGGGAAACATTAGGCTCTTCCGCGTCACTTGGTATAGACCATTTTATATCACTGTTCATCAACAATCTGTCATAATCCAAAGGCTGGGACTCCTTTATTTCTTTTACCGGGTATTCATACTGCGTGCCTTTCTTTGCCTTAATCAAGCTTGCGATACTGTTGTCGACGGCATTTATTTCGCACGTCGTATCATTGTAGGAAAATGTGGAGTAGTCCAAAGCGCATCTGAACTTTTCATTTAACAGCCATGAGTTATTCCGGGTATAAAACACGAGTGTTGCGGATGAGTTCAGGTAATTCGACAAATATTCTTTCAGCAATAGCGAATAAGCACCGTTGGCAAACTCAAATTTTGTGGAAAAACTACGAACAACTCCGTCATAATCCCCTCTCTTGAAAGACATCTCTACATCGTCCCAATTAACAAGCTCATTTGTGGCGTCATATGTCATTCCGCCTATCAACAGTTCACATCTGTAATACATATCTATTTCTTTTTTGAAGTTGAACGTATCATAGCATCTATGTCATCACACATACGCTTGACCATATAGGCATATTCTTTGGCGGAGAACGTGTTTTCATCAATGTGCATTTTTACATGAGACATTAAAGAAACGCGTTCTTTGGTAAAATATTCCCTATCCATTTTTATTTTCCCTATATCAGGAGATGTTTCCTGCAATTTTGCAAGGCGGTAGTTGTCAGAAGCGGAAACGCTGCTTATCCGGTTCTTTATCTTATCATGTTCGTCCTCTCTGAATTTATAACCCAAAGCAGACATGACTTCTACAGCATCACTCCAGTTTCCAGAAGAAATGAGTTCCTGACATATGGCAAGGCAATTTAATCGGATTTGAATTTTCAGCACTTCATTTTTCCGGTTTATTTGGGCAGAAACAGACTTTCCCCCTATTATTGATAAGTATTCATTGCATAGCTTCTCGGCCGCCAAAGCCTTTTCTCTGATACTATATCTTCCGCCTTGAACAACCTTATCAATATCCCCCAGGAATATGTCTATAAAGCGGGAAAGGCATATTTTGTTTAAGTCATTATATATCATATCTTATACTCTGCTTGAAATCCAATTATAATCCGCGATATGGTTGGCTTTCTTCATAATCCGACCAATGTTCTGCAATTGTTTGGTATTGCTTTCCATCTTTCTTTCAAGTCGGCTGTAATCGTTGTTTACATTAACAACAATCCCCTCTTCTCTCATATTCTTTAGCTTTTGTTCCAATAAACCATAATCCGATGTAAGTCCTCTACGGTCATAGATATATGACAAATCAGGGATTACCTGCGCATGCGCCGGAAGGTCTACCAATGTCGGCTTATCAGGAGTGATAAAAAGCCCGTTATTAGTTACGATACCCTCTTTCTTGCCGCCATCACCTACTATTGCCAAACCGCCGGGATGGTCTTTTGTTCCTTTGGCGTATTTGGGAATGGGCTGGGCTGCTATTAGGGCTACTTGTGCGGCTCCCATAGCACCGACTAATGCAGCAAGAACAAGGTTGGGCAACGCTTCTGTTATAGCTAAAGCGGTAAATATTCCTGCCTGAATAATGGAGTTTGCCTTATTCCATTTAGCCTGCTTCTCTTGTAATGCAGCTTTTTTCTTTTCAAGCTCTGCATTTTTGGCGGCTGTCTTATCTTCGGCTGCACGTTTGCGAGCTTCTGCCTCTTCGGTAGAAATTGCACCATTTTCTTCAAGGGCTTCTATACGTTCTATTTCTTTATCGTATGCTTCATCGTTGGCTTCTTGTTCTTTTTCAATATTTTCTATCTGGGCGTCATATATATCTGTCATTAACGAGGTGATGCCTGATACTATCTTTCCTACGGCTTGCGCCATGTTTTCAAAACTTAACTTTCCATCCTCTGCTACGTCAACCATTATATCAGATAACCCCTCGAATATTCCTGCCGTTTCACCAAGCGCATCCCTTGCGGCGGAGTTCATCCCTGACAAACCCTCTTTAAACTTGCCTATCCATTCTTCCCGTTTCTTGGTAGCATCATCATAATTTATTCCGTTTATCTGTGCTTGAAGGTTGGCTAACCTGTCTTCCAACTCTTGATACTTTTCACTATTTGGGTCAAGAAGGGACATTTCAGCCTCCGCCTCTTTCATAAGTGTTTCAAGACGCGCCTTAGCATACTTAACCCCAATATCATATAATTTCTTTTCGTAATCCTCTTTGCTTATTTCGCCATTTGCATATTGTTTTTTTATGATATTAGCTTCTTTCAAGGCGGATGTTTCCTGCTCGTTTACCACCTTGTCAGTATTTGCCTCAATCAACCCAATTCTTTTTTGGAGGTTTCGCATTATGAGAGAATTTTCCCGTTGCATGTACTTCATGCGTATCGCCACAACATCCTCTCCATTCTTTTCAGCGTCCTTTATTTCCGCATCACGCATCATATTATTGAGTTGTATTTGGAGATTAAGCCTTTTGTCTAATTCTTCATTCGAGTTTTCTCCAATGGAAGCCAATCTGTTTTCAAGATTTGTTTTTTCTATTTCAAGCAGTTCCTTATCGTATTTATCGTTTATTTCCGCAATGGCTTTTCCTTTCAGCGTTTCAAGATTTTTCCGAAGCTCTATTTCTTCGTCTGTCCTACCCTTTATCTCTTTAATCCTATCATCGTATTCCTTACTGATTTCAGCTATTTCTCTTTCTCTACCGTCAGCTATCAATTCTATTTTAGATTTGGATAAATCCTCTGTTATCTTCTTGATATATTCAGCGTATTCTTCCGCTTTCTTTTTTTCATCGTCATAAGCTTTATTATTTTTACCCGGGTCATTAACCAATGCTTTTACATTGATATTGTCAGCCATTCCCTTTAGGGTTTTATCATATTTAGATACTTCTTGCACAAGATTTAACCACGCATTATACGCTTTTTCGGCTTGTTCTTTTGATTTTTTAGACGCGTCCCCCAAGTTTGCAGTATTCCACGCCCCTTTTTTCTTGGCTTCTTCATAAGCCTGTAAGTCTTTTTCTGCGTCTCTCTGTGCTTTTAAATACGTGTTATATTGATTAGTCCTTTTTATCCAAGCTTCATATCTTTGTGATGCAATTTCTGTCATTTTATCCAATTGAGCCCTTGCAATAGCATTTGCAACAAGTTCTGTACGAAGTTCTTTATAAGATTTGGTTGCTTTGCCTGCAAGAATTTCCTCGTTTGACATATTTTCAAAATATGAAGGATATTTACTTCGCAACTCATCAATGGCAGCAATACGTTCTTGCATAGAACGTTTGTTGTCTTGCGTTGCTTTGTATAACAAATCCAGCTCTGTTCTTTCCTTAATACTATCAGAAACTCCCCTACGCCTTGCATTTGCCAAGTTAGTTTCCGCACTCGCTATTTCACTGATTGACTTCTTTGCCTTAAACAAACTCGCAACCCAATCTATAATCTCCGAACTATATGCAGACAATAATGTTATACCTATTACAAGTGCTGATTGCCAAGAAAATAAACTGCCAAGAAGTTGTTTCCATACCGGAACCGCAGTTTGTCCTTCGGATTTCATCCGCTTAAACTCTTCACTTGCTCTTTTTAATTCATCCACAAACATTGGCAAGTTGTTGGATATGGCAAGGAAGAATTGATTGAAACTCATTGTCAAAGACGGTAACTCTCGCAATAACTGCTGCGTCTGAACATTAAGCCCATTCCAAGAGGACGCATAATTACCTACATTCCTTTGATAATTCCCAAATTGAGAGTCAATTTCTTTCAACTTATTATTCAAAGCATTGGCTTGCGCTATCAAATTCTTCCCGACACTACTTTCCCGGTCAGCTTCACTCAACGCCTTATACCTTTTCTGCAATTCAAGCATGGCGGCATTCATTTCATAATAACTGCCGGAAGCTGAAATAATTGCCGTGGAATGATTTTTTATCAAAGCCGAATATTGTTGATTTTGCGCCATCAATTCAGTATGCCTCTGCTTTAATAGCGAAGACTGCTTTATATATTCAGACAAAGTTATTTCCCCATCTTTATAAGATTTTCCAAGAGCTTTAATATCTGCATCAATCTTTTTCATAGCCTCTTTATTGGCTATGGTATCAGCCGTCAACTTAGTAACTTCGCCATCATATGCCTGTACGGTGTCGATTATGGCGGCATAGTTCATATTTGCCGCCTGCAATTGAGTGGATGCCTGGCTTATTATATTACTTGCTGTTTGGGTGCTTTTAGCCGCATTATCCTGCGCCGAAGACACCTGGTTGGATGCGGAAGATAATCCGGCAAGCATATCACTTGCATTCTTGATATTTTTGGCGGACTGTTCGAACAAAAGGTTTAACTTTTGCAAAGATGACATTGAATTTAGTTGCTGGGATACTTGACGTAGCACGGTAAGTTGTTTTGCCTGAATAGATGCCATATTTTCTTGCGTCTTATTCAATTTCTCCAACAGCGAGGTATAATTACGTGCTTTTTGGGAAAGTTCATCAAATGTTTTGGGATTAGTTTTTACTCCTTGCGCCAACTCCTTAGCAAGCTCCACATAAGACCCTTTTGTACTATCAAATTCAAGACGGAGTTCCTTTAATTGTTGTACGGCTTTTTTGTCGACTAAATCGGTAATTATAAATTCGTTTGCCATAAGTCCTAATATTGGGTGTCATGCAACATCACATGATAACGCAAAGATATAAAATTATTTAGAATTAGTCTAAATTAAATTCATATATTCACCATTTCTTGTAAGTACAAAAATAAGTACCTATTTTTGTGCAAAACAATAAAAACAAGTAAATTATGAGAACAGCCAACTATTCAGAACTAAGAAACAACCTTAAACACTATCTCGATGGTGTGATAAATGACAGTGAGCCATTGCTGGTGCACCGTGCCGGCAATGAAAGCGTTGTTGTCATATCTTTAGATGAATACAACTCTATTAAAGAAACTGAATATATAATGAAATCTCCGGCAACGATGGAAGCTATCAGAAAAGGGGAAGAAGATATTAAGAATGGAAATTGCGTTTCTCAACATGAGGGAGAAAGTATGTCAGACTTTTTAAATCGGGTTGTATGTACAAAATAACACTTTCCGCACAAGCAAAAGAAGAATACCAATATTTTGTACGAAGCGGTAATAAGGCTATAATAAATAAAATATTGTCACTGCTTGAAGATATAGCCAAACACCCTTATACCGGAATAGGCAAACCGGAATCTCTGAAATATGATTTGTCCGGCAAATGGTCTCGGCGTATAAATTCGGAACATCGCATTATCTATTCAGTTAATGATGAAATAATCACGGTTTATGTGCTCTCTATGAGGTATCATTATAGCAAAAAATAAAGCCCCAATCTTTCAATGGGGCTTTGTTCATTTTTCCACGAACTCCTTTAATCTGTACAGCCTATCAATTGCCGGATTATAAAACGCATCCGGATAGTGTTGCTTGATGTCGTTGATATTTGCCTGAATATACAGAGATGTATCGTATATATGTTCGGATTCCGATAATATTACTTCCTTTGGCAATTGTACGGTTTCTGCCCAATTCATGATTGCTTTAACACTTTCTTCGTCATATGCGTATTTGCCTTCTTGTGCCATATAAGATTATTTTTTGGGGCAAAGATAACCTTTTCTCTTTAATCATTCATCAAACTTCCGGTTCTTAAACATTTCTGCATCGGAAACCTCTTGCAAAACTTCGCCAAAAACAGTATGAAGTTTATCTTTCTGCATAATGATTAAATTACGGTACGGTATTCGGAATACAACATCATCATATGGCAGATGCAGATTTTCCATGAACGTTGCAATCTGTCCAAGCAGGCAGGTATTACCTGCTACTTCTGTTTTGCTGTCAGATTTTGCACGTTCTTCGCTAAAATTGACAGCTTGTAAAAATTTTCAGCAGAAATTAAAGAAAAAGCGATTTCTAATCCTTCCACAATTTCATTAAATGTGCCTTTTAATAATTCATCAAAAAGGCTATCGTTTCCTTTTATAAACCAAGACAAAGCATGTGCCGCATTATCCATATCTTTTAATGAAACAAGTATATCATGCAGCGTATTACATTCGGGGAAATTTGCTAAGTAATACCCTGCGCCTGCTATCCTATGAATAGTAGGCGGTGATATGATATATGATTTGTTATTGACGACAATTGTCTTAAAGTCAGAGCCAATAATAGAGCTATTTACTATTTTTGCAGCATTCATTATTAATATATTAAACAGGGGTGCAATTTACACTACACCCCTTTGGTTTCATATAAATTTATTTAAATGGTAGGTTTGCTCTTGACAGGAGCTTCTGCTTACATCAAGGCGGCAGCTTCCACTTTTTCCCCATCAAACAAATAGTCACTCTTCACATTATCATTTGGATTTTCCATCGCAACAGCAGTAACTCCCAAGCCAATGTTTTTTTCGGCCATTGTTCCTTTGGCGATAACCGCAGCATTTGTAAAGACTACATAATTGCCTGTTTTTGTCTGCCCTACAATTCCCTTATTCACAATTCCCGGAGTATCTGATGCCGACCAGCCCGCATCCGTATCAACCTTTTCGCCACCTTGCAAATCAATCTTATCGTCAAATGTATATTCGCCCATTGTGAATGTAATGGTTTTTGCCCCCTTTTGGGTTACATCACGATAATAAATATTACCCGAAAGTTCGTTGATGTAATCAGTGTAGGTTGGGTCATCCTCTGTGTACTGCCAAGTATCTTGGTGTGAGTTTTTAACTTGTGTGGCAGACTCAAGCCACGTCTTTAATGATGCTTTAGTTACGGCTTCAGTAAACACATCACCGTACCATATCTTTTTAATTCCGATAAATGGTTTCATAATCTTCTCAATTTATGTTTAATACTTCAAATAATAATTTTACATTAACAAAATGACAATTTAAATCTGTATCTTCCTCTATCCCATGGCTCTCAACAGAATATTGATACCATGAACCCTTATAATATCCTACGGAATCCAAAGTCTCAACAGCCAACTGTTCAAGTTCGTTAAGCCTTTTGAGATTGGCATTCTGCTTATAATCCGGGACACAGAAATTAACTTCAATAAATCCTCTGTTCCAATAGGTATCAGATGTTTGGCGCTTAGAAAGAACAACAATACGCTCCGTATCTACTTTCTTTTTAGGGAAAGACCAGCTACGATATAAAGGCAGACCAAAAACTTTGCAATCATTATATACTATGATACCGGCATCTGATGATGTAATCATATCCAAACCTCCGAATAATTAAAATAATTACAGCTCTTAGGGTTGCGTGCGATACCTTCCGCTTTCACTGTCTCTCCAAACAAACAGCGAATATTGCTACCTTCTTTTAAGCCACGACCTTCATAGACTATATGATAATGCGACATATACATATCTCCATTGTCTGACTTTAGTTCTTGGGTGTTATCATCGTCGCACCGGCAAACACCTATAGTTTCCCACGTATTATTTTCCGGCTTTACAATAACTTGTCCGTTAGAGTCATACTTAGGTTTTTCTTCTGCCAATACTTGTAATATGTGAGGAGAAAAATACATTACCATATATCAGATACATCTTTAATCACACTCAGACCGACAATTGCAGCAGTTTCCTCATTCAAGTCTATGCCATATTTCTTTAACAGAAGTTTAATATGGGTCTTGATTGAATCAACGCTCCAGGATGCAGAAAATCCACTTTCACCAACTGAGGTAGGATGGAGAATATTTTTCTCAATAAAACCATCAATTAATGTTCCTATTAACTTTTTATCCTCAGAAGAAGCTTCCTTGCCTGCATTAAGCCCAAAATCTAATGCAAAATCAGAAGCCCCTACATCGGACATTTCACCGATGTAGGAAAATCTCTGCTTTATGTAGCCTGCAATTGTCATTATGCTTCTACTGTCAAAGAATAGATACCGTTAATCTCAGTAATGATAGGAAGTGATAATGACTGCGCCTTTGTGAACTCAACTCCATTGGAATTGTCTGTCTCACCCTTACCCCACTGAGAAATCCGAATTCTTCCATAATTGGAATAGGTTACACCACGTTCTTGTCTCAATTCATTGTCTGCATAGGCATTTTTGATAACCCCTAACTTTCCAGCTGGGACAAATACCAAGTTCTTGTCATTCCAGGGGGAATACTCACTTAATGTTCCGTTGTTTTGAATTCGGGTGATACGTCTGATTGGTTCAAAGATAGGGAAGTCATTCTGACGCATGAACTCGTTCATATTTGACAACAACAGCGGAGTAGAAGATTTATCTGTACCAAAAACAACCTGTTTCATCTTCTTATTTCTAAGAATATATGATAAGCGTTTGGGTGAGAGAAGAATTTTATCAAGTGTCACTTTCTCTTGAGAGGCGTCCAATACCATTTGAATGTCTTCAAAACAGTCCACATTGTTTTGATTATCGTCATTCCAATCCAATGTTGCCGATGCTATATTCTCGGCGGGCATTTTGTGGTCTATAACACCACGGACGCCACCCTCTGGATTGTTTTTCTCATCAAATGTAAAAACTCCTTTGTTAGACAAGGCGCCCAAGAATATAATATCCAGTTTAGACTGAACAGAATTTACAACTTTCCCGACATTATTCCACATCAGATTAATGAGTTGTTGCGTTTTCTGCTCATCCGTCAGCATACGAGAATCAAGTATTTGAAGGACTTTTCTGTATTCTTCAATCGGCATAGAATAACTCATCTGATGGGTCAGCACTTTTTGCTTTAATGTTTCCAAGCCGTCCGTTCCCATAATAGGCTCTTTCCCCTTAGAATCTAAAGTCGCAGCAGCCACACTCAAATTGTACTGCCCAATCAATTCTTCAAAGTTCAGCCCAATCGTAGGAGTATCCCAATCCAAATATTTCTCATAGATGTTTTGGTCGAACAATCTTTTACGTAACTCCGATGCCGTGTCTATGCGAACTTGCACTTGTTTTGTAAGTTCGCCAAAAATAGAACTATAAAATAATCCTGCCATAATTTACCTCCTTATTGTCTAATATACTTGATAGACGGGTTATTTTTCATGCTATATCCCACCAGCCAATCCTTTGGCATTGGATAAGCCACATCCTTCAAAATTAATACCTCATATCCTGCGGACACTGTTTGAAAGGACATGTTTTTCGTAAATACAAAGTCTGTTTCAACAACCGCATCCGGCAAATCTTCCCCAATACCAAGTACAGCTCCCGCAACAGCCGTTTCTGCGGCCGCAGCCAATGTTAGCACATCATAGTCCGCGTTACTTGAATCAATAGAATTTATTGCCTGTCCGCCTACGGTTTCAGACTTAACAGCAAAACTTCCTTTTTTAATCCGCGGTTTGGTCGTGGTACCGCCATTGATAACTTCCACCGCTTTGCAAATCTTACACTCCATTTTTGCAAAATCAAGTTTTATAGGAGTGCCTTTTTTAACTAAAGTGCCTTCCGGTAAATCTGTTGTAAGTTTGAAGTCTCCCGGAAGAACGCCGCACTCACCTCTCCAAAAAACGGGGAAATTCCCTTTGACCTTTTCTTTTTCAAATGTAATAGCCATAACTTTATTTTTTAATTAGCGTCCGGCAATTTTTCAGCCCATTCTTTAGCCAGTTCTTTGCCCTGGTCTTTAGGTGTAGACAAGGAGAATGCCGAACTTTTATCCTCCAAGCCTTTTGCGACCTCATTCTGTCTCACTTTAGAAAGATAGTCTGTAATCGCCACCTCGTCCATATCATCGGAGATAGCAAATCCTTCTTCTATTCTCTCTTTCGAGATTTTGAGTTCTTTTGCTTTTGAAAGAATCAGATTGTTTCTTGCGGCACGCGCTTGTTCTGCTTTTGCATTTTGATTTTCAGTCATAAGTTTACTGATTTTATCTTCCTGCTCTTGCTTGTACCTTGTAAACCACTCTGGTTCCTCATTGGTTGGTTGCTGTTGGTCGCCCCCATCACCTTTTGCTTTCAGTTCTTCCAATTCCTTCTTGTAGGCTGCACCTTCTGTACGCAGCCTATCAAAATTACTTTGGTAAGATTTCAGCATTGATTCTTGCCCCTTTACTATAGTTGCAAGGTTATCATCGGTTATTAATCCCATAGCGTCAAGCGATGATGCTACTGATTGAAGAATCTCATCAGACAAACCCAGCTTTGAAAAATCCTGTTTAAGCTGATTGAATATTTTTTCTTTCATACTTAATTATTTTAAATTCAGGATAAAAGTAGATATTAGTAAAAGATGGGAGAAATTTATAAAGGCTCTAAAACGAACAATTGGCAAAAGGTTTGTTATTTTATAAAAAAAGGGGATGTTATTCCCCCTTCTGTTTATTCACAGCTTGACGCTCATCTAATATTCGTTGTATTTCTTCCTGCCGATTATTAGTAACCGCAAGCATATTAACCGCTTGCTCAAGTGAAATAATTCCATCCTGATAAGCCTTCCCTACTGCTGCCCACTTCCCTTGAACATCCTCATTAAACGGCTCAGAAAATTCATGTTCTATATTCAATTTTTCTAATTTTTCTCTAAGTTGGATATGGGTAACATTTTTCATAATGGCAAGAATAAGATTTTTTTCTCTATCAACCAATATATCATATATTTCTTTTAAATTATCCCTCTTAATGAAGCCCAATATCATAGCCCGTTTCAATGCCTCTCCGGATAAAGTGCCAAGCCCTTTCATGTTTTCAAAAGAAAAATCAGGAGTAAACGAATCGAAAAGAATCGAAGAATTCAAATCCGCCTTTTCGCTCTCTTTCATGGAAGAATATTCTGGTGGAGTCATATAATCAATCAGGCTATTATCTTTATTTGTCAGTTGGATAACCTGACCTACAGTATCAGGATCAGCCAAAGATTTAATAACATCTGTAGTAGCCTTTATCTTAGGGTCTGCAAAATAATTATTTGTATCAGCAGCTTTAGAATCAATCATTTCCTCCCGGTCGCATCTTCTTTCAGTGCCCGCCCAGGCTTTATCTTGGCGATAATAAATCACATTGATTTTCCCGGTAGGGTTTTCAACTGGAGTTACATTCCATCCGATATTAGCCCGCTTACATCGAAATATAAAATTTGGAGTTTGTATATCAAAATGTTCTATTGTCCTATCTCCCTCTTTCAAGAAGTAACCATAACCAAAAGCTATCATGTTTTCATATTGGTCAAACAAAGGTCTCAGGGTATATCCTTTTGATTTGGATATAACGAGCACCTTTACGGCGGGCTTTCCACCATCATTATAAATATGATACACTTTAGCACTTTCGGTTTCAGCCCCCGCCAATCTTTTAGCTTGCCGCATGGTAGTATTAAACCTTGTATCTTTTAAAAACTGCATATAAGCATCAAAAGCTTCATCCTTACCCTCCATGTCCAAAGAAGGCTTCCATGATATAGGATTTCCCAACAAAAA